CTTGCCCATCCCAAACCTACATCTAATTTCCTAATTTTCGTATTCGCCATGATATTAATAAGCCTTTTTGTAATCCTTTTTTTCGAACAAATGTTCTAGTACAGTATCTATATATGGATTTACATACAGAACTAGCTGATTTACTAGCAGTACCTAGTTTTTATAAATATGCTAACTGTAAGGGAGTTAATCAAGATGATTTCTTTCCAGAGCGAGGAAGTTCAACAGTTATTGCTAAAAAGATTTGTGGCGAATGCAAAGTCCAATCCGAATGTTTAGAATATGCGGTCGAACGCAAAGAAAGATTTGGTATTTGGGGAGGTAAATCAGAGAGAGAACGCAGAGCTATTCGTAGAGAAAGGCGTAAAAATGCAGAATCTAAGTGATTTTATCTTTATAGACTTTGAAACAACAGGTAGAGATTTAGCAGGAAGATACTATTTCGACAAAAATGTACCAAAACAAGACGCAGTACAGATAGGATTAGTATGGTATGACGGTTTAGAGTTCGAATCTGCGCACTCTTACATCAAACCCCCTAGTGCTTACTTTAATTTAGAATGGTCTTTTGCTTCACCAAAAAAAGAATATAGCGAAAATGCACCAACTTTTGATAAATTGTTTCCAATATTAGTAGGCTTAGTAGGAAAAAAGACATTTGTAGCTCATAATGCTAAGTTTGATAAAAAGGTTATGGAGGATACTTTAGATTATTACAACAAACCAATGTTTACTAATGAGTGGTTATGCACTAAAGATATGTCTAAAGAATACTTTAATTCCCCAACAAAATGTTTTGACACCTGTAGAAGTGAATGTTCAGGTCATACATTAAGTCATTTACATCACGAATTTGGTTTTGGAGATTATTTAGAACACGACGCAGTTGCAGATACTATGGCAGTTGCAAATATATTCCAAATTCTTTACAAAGATAAACCAGCACAAGAAAAACCTGATTGGATTTTTGTATAAAAACAAAATTGTGTAATAATTATTTTACATAGATAGCCTCCTTGTTGTTTATGTATGTATGTACTGAAAGAGACAAGTCCGTCCTGTGAGGCGGACTCTCTTTTTAAATACCACTCCCCTATGATATAGTTACAATTACGATGATTAAAGACTATATTTTTCCAAGCAAAAACAGATTTAAAATAGTAGGGGATACCGAAGAACACTTCTTAGTTGAATATTATAAAACTAATCAGTTAGTTGAAGAATTTTATATTCCAAAGCAAGACGACCCAGATACTATTAGAATTGCATTGATGTATTGGTACAGCCAAAGATTTTTAATCAAGGTACCCTCAAATACCACTTTCTCAAGTACCAAGAGCTAAAGTTAAATTGTCGGCATCCACACCGACCTCCTCCCATCATCGGCTCTTCTCAGGAAGAGCTGTATCTAATTTCAAATTCTGTTAATATATTTTTATGAAACAGTACAGACCATTACCTAATAGTTTAACTATTAAACAATCAGAAATAGAAGGATTAGGTTTATTTGCAAAAGAATTTATTTCAGCAGGAACTAATCTTGGAATATCTCACGTAGCTTCAGAGAGGTTTGAGAATGGTTGGATTAGAACTCCACTTGGAGGATTTGTAAATCATTCAGATGAACCTAACTGTAGAACAGTATTAAAAAAAGAAGAAGTATATCTTGAAACTTTTAAAGATATTCAATCAGGAGAAGAACTTACTTTAAAATATACTTGGTATCAAATATGACAACTTGGGATGCTGAAAATGAAACTTGGGAAGAATTTAAAAAAAGAAGAAGTGAAAACTCTGGTATATCCGGTATGGGTCAGAAAAAGCGTGAAGGTACTGGAAAAATAAATAAATCAGCTCTTAGAGAAAAAGCATTAAAACGAGCAAACTATAGATGTGAGTGGCCCGAGTGCGATACTACACAATGGTTGGAGATGGCACACATTACTGGAATTGGAATGGGAGGCATGAATCGAAATATTTCGAACGATGAAGGTAATGTTGCTATCTTTTGTAAATTTCATCACGATATTTTTGATGGCAAAACTATATCTGGACAAAAAAGAGAGTACACTAAGTTTGTAAGAGCTTACTTGGGGAGATATGCCTAGATACGATTATAAGTGTTTACTTTGTGAACACGTTTATGAAATAGAACATAAAATTACAGATGACCCAGAAATTTTGTGTCCTAAAGATTCTTTTATTTGCAAAAGACAAATTTCAAAAAATGTCACATTTGAGACTCCTATGGATGTAGAATTTACACAAGACCCTTCAACATTAAGTGAAAAAAGTTTTGCTCAGGTTGAAAAAGCAAAAAAGACAAAATACAGATGGTAGGAGTATATGGATTACGAACACATTTCAGAAGAAGATAAAATTACAATTATCACAAATCAATTAAAACAAATGGAGGGACAACACTTTAGCTTGTCTTTAGTAGAACCCTCTAGACTTCAAGATGAACAACAGCATATGGTTTGGAGACAACAAGTTATGCAAATAGAAAAAAATATTGAACTTCTTCGTAAAAATAAGTCAAAGTTAGAGAATGGCTAAATATGCGCCGAAACTTCCTGGATTACATGATGCGCAGAGAGCTGTTGCAGATAGTGAAGCAAGGTGGAAGATTCTTTGTGCTGGTCGCAGGTTTGGTAAAACTAGACTCGGTGTTCAATTATGCATCGAAACTGCCTTGGCAGGCGGTAGAGCTTGGTGGGTTGCTCCTACTTTTGCTATTGCTCGTGTTGGCTGGAGGGCGTTAGAAGCTGCAGCACTTTCCTTTCCTAAAGAAATTGAACCAAAAATTTCAATCGCCAATATGGAAGTACAGTTTCCTAATGGTGGTTTTATTGCTTGTAAGTCTGCTGATAATCCGCAAAGATTAAGAGGTGAAGGTTTAGACTTTATCGTTATTGATGAGGCAGCTTTCGTAAAACCTGAAGTCTGGCAAGAAGTACTACGTCCTACATTAACTGAAAGAAAAGGTTCTGCTTTATTTATTTCTACTCCCCTTGGTATTGGTAATTGGTTTTATGATTTATGGCAAAACGCAGAAGAAAGAGAAGATTGGGAAAGATTTCATTATTCAACTGTAGACAATCCAAATATTGACCCAGAAGAAGTTGAAGCAGCCAAAGAAGAAGTTGGTTCTATTGTTTTTGCTCAAGAGTACATGGCAGAGTTTATTGAAGCAGGTCAAGGTTTATTCAAGCAGGAATGGTTTTCCTATTATGATGTTATGCCTAATGGTAACTACGTAGGTGGTGGTAATAACTTTGCACCAAGAGATATGCAACACTTTGGAACATTAGACGTTGCTGTAACTACTGAAGAAAGAAGTGACTACACAGTAATAATAAGTTTTGCTCAAGCAAACGGAAAACTTTATGTAGAAGATGTAGTAAGGAGAAAAATGGAATCTCCTGATATTATTCCTGAAGCTAAAAGATTAGCAAGCCAAAATAACTGGTCTCATATCTGTATTGAAAATCAAGGTCTATCAAAACCATTCATTCAAGAAGCTGGAAGGTCTGGTTTAAGAGTTAGAGAAATAAGAGCAGAAAAAGATAAAATAACCAAAAGTTTACCGCTATCAGCTAGGATGGAGGCAGGTGACATCTTGTTTAGAAAAGACGCACCTTGGTTAGCAGACTTAGAAAGAGAGCTGTTAACGTTCCCTGTCGGCAAAAATGACGACATGGTGGACGCACTGGGACTAGCTGCCTCAACTTTGCAGCAAAGAAGAAGTTGGGAAGCTTTTTAATACTGGGAATATATTTTGGAAGAAAAGAGCAGATTACAAAAAGCTTTAGATTTTATTACGCCTTCAAGACGTAACGAAAGTAAAGTACAATCAAATTACAATCAGTTATTTGGCAATGATGCCTCAATTTATGGTTATAATACCACATCAGGTTTTTGGGAAGCAGACAAACTAAAAGAAATAGGAGATGGTTCTGGTAACTCAGCTGTAACAGCATGTCTCAATGTTTTAGCTACCTCATTCGCTGAACCTCAACTTCAAGTAGTAAAAAGAGACCAAACATTTGGTGATAGAGAAGTAGATTATTCTCACCCATTAGCAGAACTTCTTAGAAGACCTAATCCATTTATGTCTCATAACTTACTGTCTCACTATATTGTTTTAGCTTTAAATACAAATGGAGACTCATTTCTTTATAAAAACAGAAATAAACAGGGTAAAGTTGTAGAACTTATTCCTTTAATGCCCCATCTTGTAGAAGTAAGAGGAAATGAACAACAATTAATTACTCATTATGAATACTACACATATGGAAAAGGTGAATTTGTAAAAATAGATGTTAAAGATATGGTACATATCCGACAAGGAATTGACCCTAATGACCACAGAAGAGGACACGCACCACTTAAATCAGTACTAAGAGAAATCTTAGGTGACGAATCAGCTGGACAGTTCACAACTGCTCTATTGAACAATATGGCTGTACCGGGTGTAGTTCTTACACCTAGAAGTGATGGTTATGGTGGTCCTACTAAAGAAGAAGCAGAAGCTATCTCTGCAATGTACAAAGAAAAGTTTGGAGGAGCCAACAGAGGTGCTCCTATGGTTTTATCTGGTGCAATGAATGTTGAAGTAGTTTCTTTTACACCAGACCAAATGAAATTAGCAGAACTAAGAAGAATACCAGAAGAAAGAGTATCTGCGGTTTTAGGAGTGCCCGCTATACTCGCCGGCCTCGGGGCTGGATTGAATTCAGCGACCTACAATAATACAAAAGAACTTAAAGAATTTTTTACAGAGCAAAAACTAGTACCAATGTGGAGAACAGTTGCTAACGAATTAACTCATCAATTACTTATACCTGATTTTGGTGATAACGGAAAAATGTGTGATTATGATATACAGTCTGTTAGAGCTTTACAAACTGATGTAGACAATCTTTACAAGAGAGTAAACATGGGTGTATCTGGTGGTTGGATAACAATCGGAGAAGCTAGACAAGTTGTAGGTTTGGATGTTGACGAAAGACATGCTGTATATCTAAGACCATTAAACATGATTCAAGTAGATGCTGATGGTAATGCAATATTAAATGATATGCCTGAAGCAAACAGACAACAAGCACAAGCTGAACAAGAGGGTCAACCTTTACAAGCAGCTGGCTTATCTGAATTACCTGAAGTAAAAGATATTTTAAATTTAACAGCAGTTCCAGCTGAATCTCCAAGAGCAGACAGAATACAACAAACTGAAGAACCTCGTAATGAAGAAAAGTATATTGCTAAGATGCCTAATGGTGCATACTGTGTAATAAGTCATGACACAGGAAAAGTTATTAAATGTTTTGATACAGAAAAAGAAGCAGAAGCTTACTTAGGTAAAAAAGCTGCAGCACCAGTAATGGCTGATACTTATACTACTCCTGAAGAAGCTACAGCAAGAGCAAAAGAATTAGGTTGTGATGGATATCATATTGTTGACAGAGGACCAGCAGGTAAGTTTTATATGCCTTGCAAAAATGACGAAGACTACGATAAGTTAATAAAATCTGCACACCCAGATAGAAATACTTCTAGCAATATGTTTATGTATGACACAATTGAAGCTGCTGAAAGAAGAGCAGAAGAAATGGGATGTTCTGGATATCATGAGCACGATGTAAGAGGAACAACTTACTATATGCCTTGTGCTACACATGAGCAGTTAGAAAGGTCAAAAAAATCTTATCTAGTTGATATAATGGAAGAACTTAAAGTTAGCTTAGAAGAAGCAGAAGTTATTATGGAATCACAATTTAGTATAGAGCCAGAAAATATTAAGAAAGAAAAACCTAAAAAAGATAGAACTAACTTTCCTAGTCCAGGAGATGACAAACAAGTTTCAATATCAAATTCAAAATATAAACAATTTCCATACGGATATGCAAGAGACCTAAAAGAAAATTGGCCTGAGATTTGGAGAAGAGCTGGTAACGGTGGTAATCCTCCTACATCATTTACGGGTAATGATGCTTTTAGAAACTGGACTAAATATAAATCTGGTGATAGAAGTGAATCAGTTCTTAACTGGGTCAGAAGAAGAGAACGTTATATGGGAAGACATCAAGGTAATAACAGACTTAATGGAACTATTGCAAATATTAAATGGGGCGGTGTTTCCAACATTGGCGTTTCTGCAATGAAGAAAATAGTTAATGACCAAAAGAAAGTTGTTAGAGCTAGAAGAAAAGCTGCTGAAAATATGGCTGATGAAATTTATGAAGAAAAATTAGCTGAGACAAAAGCAGTTTCATCTAGAGTAAGAAAAGCTTTAGTTGAAAAAGTAAAAGACCACAATGCTAAAAATCCAAAGTATAGAGCCAACCTTAGAACATTAACATCTGTCTTTAACAGAGGTGTAGGTGCTTATCGCACTAACCCTGGTTCAGTTAGAGGAAATGTAACAGGAGCTGACCAGTGGGGATTGGCAAGAGTTAACGGTTTCTTACACGCATTAAGAACTGGTAGATTTAAAAGAAAACCATATGACCAAGATTTATTACCTAGCAATCATCCATTAAGTTCTAAAAAATCTGGAGATATTGAAGAAAAAGCAAGTTCTGTTAGAGTAGGACAATCTGTAAGTTGGTCTATTAATAAAGACCCAGACCCACCATCAACAGTCCATGGAATTGTTACTTCTGTTAATAGTGAAAAGAAAGAAGCAACAATGCAAGTTTATGCAATAATGGAAGACGGGAGTCACAAAAAAACAGATAGAAAAGTGACTATGCCTATATCAAAACTAAAAGTTATAAAACCTATCAAATAACACACATTTTAAAATAATCTGTAATAATTTCTATATAGCGTACCTAAATACTGTTAACAGGAGAATAGGTAATGTCTGAAAAAGAAGTTAAGAATATTGACCTCGAGTTCAAAACGGACTCAGAAGGTAAAGTTTCTGCTGTATTTTCAGTGTTCAACAATTTAGATTCCGATGGAGATGTTGTAGTACCTGGTGCTATTAAATCAGGCTTCAAATCAGGTGACGTTCCAATGGTATGGGCTCACAAATGGGATATGCCAATTGGCAAAGGACAAATCACTTCAGATGGCGATAAAGCCACATTTAATGGTGAGTTCTTTATGGATACTGAATCTGGCAAAGAGGCTTATAAAATAGTTAAAAACATGGGTGACATGCAACAATGGTCATTCGGTTATAGAGTGAATGACTCAGAGAGGGGACAGTTTGGCGACGATGAAAAAGACGCTAGATTTCTTAAAGACCTCACAGTTTATGAAGTTTCACCAGTTCTTGTTGGAGCTAATCAAGATACATACACAATGGCGATTAAATCAAACACAGAACTATTAGAAGAATTGACAGGAGTTGAAGAAGACCAAAAAGGTGTTCTTGGTAACTCTACATTCTTTGAACAAGAACCAGAAGATGAAGCTGGTGATGACACAGATGATGTCAAATGCTCTAACTGTCAAGATATGATTGATAATCCAGAAAAATACTTGAAGGAATTATCAGAATCTGTCGAAGAAGTTAAAGAAGAGATTTCAGAGGAAGGTTCTAAATCTTTCTCGGAACAAGTCAAAGATGTGCTTGCTGCATTAAACGACTTGATGGTACGAGCTACCGCCATAGCGATGTTGCGTGCCAAAGATGGAAGGAAATTAGGCGAAAAAGCCACTGAAGCACTACGTGCAGTTCAGGATGACCTACAAGATGCTTGGGTTGAAATAGACCAATTTATCGATAATGTAGGTGACACTGAAGATGTAGTTGTTGAGGATAGCGTTGACGTAGAAGAAGAACAATCAGTTGAGGAAATTGAAGACGTCGACACAGAGGAACCTGTAGTCGAAGAAGTCGAGGTTGAATCCAACCCAGAGGTTGAACCAGTCCAAGCTGAAGATAACACTGATTCCGTTGATGAAGAGGCTGAAGCTTTATGGTTAGAGGCACAGCAAAATATTGCTGAGTCTTTGGATGCTGAATTAGAAGTAGAAGACAATATATAGGAGATATATACAGTGAGTAATGTTAATGAGCTCAAAGAGCAAATTGCAAAATCTCGTGAAGAGCTAAAAGCTGCTTTTGATTCACAAGAAGACGGCAAGTACACTCCTGAGGCCAAAGAGAAAATCAAAGGTCTCAACGATGAACTAGCTGGACTTGTTGATGATTTAAAAATCGAAGAAGCAAAAGCTAAAAACGAGAAAGCTCTCGAAGTAGAAGATAACACACCAGTTAACTCTATTCCTAATGCTATGCCAGAGCAAAAAGGTCCACAAACAATTGGGGAACAATTTGCTAGCACTGATGCATACAAAGCATATGTGGAAAAAGGAGTTAAAGGTGTTGATTCTCAAGCAGAGTTTAAAACAACTTTAAATACCACTGGTTATCCACCAGAGAGCCTAAGAGCTCCTGGAATCCTAGAGACCGCTCTTCGTAATCCAGATAGCGTTATTGGATTGTTTGACCAAATTCAAACATCACAAAATGCTTATGTTTACTTAGAAGAGACAACTTTTACTAACAATGCAGGTTCTATTGCAGAATCAGGAGACATCTCCTCTTCATTAGAATCAGCACTTGCATTTACAGAAAGAACAGAATCCATCAGAAAGATGGCTACATTCTTGCCTGTAACTGACGAATTGTTAGCTGATGTTGCTGGTATCCAAGGATATGTCAACTCACGTTTATCAACAATGATGAAGTTGAATATGGACAACCAATTAATTAATGGTAATGGTACAGCTCCTAATTTAACTGGTGTATTACAAAAATCCGGAATCAATACATTTGATTACGCTTTACCATACGCTGGAGAATTAGGAAAGCTTGGACAAATTTATCAAGCAATTACAGAAATCAGAAAAGACGCTTTCGTTGAACCTGATGCAATTGTAATGCACCCATCAGACTGGTATCAAATCGTTACATCAGTAACTGACGTTGACACAAGTGGTTCTAAGAACCCATTGTTCGTCGTTGCTGGCGGATTCGGTGCTGATGCTGCTCCAAGAATTTGGGGTCTAAGGGTAGTTCCTTCAACAGTTATTGCTGAAGGCACAATGCTTGTAGGTAAGTTCGGCGGTGGCGACGCAGCTCAAGTAATTATGAGAGAAGGCGTTGACCTAGCTGTTTCCGACAGCCATAGCGATTTCTTCGCAAAGAACCAATTGGCAATTAGATTAACTATGCGTCTTGGTTTTGCGATTTATCGCCCAACAGCATTCTGTACTATTACTAACGTATAGTACTGACGGTTTATAAGGGCGGATTTGTATTCGCCCTTATAACCATAAGAGGAGAAATAAAATGAATTCCAATTTAACATCATTTGGATATATAGAAAGAGACGAAAAGTTTTTTGAAGATTCTGAAAAAATTTTACAAAGATTTAAAATCAAAGCAACTATGGAAGTTGCCATGGAAGAAGAGGAGTAATGCCTAGAGGCAGACCAAAATCATACAGGATGGGTGGACGGGTTCGTCCTAAAAAGATGAAGCGTGGTGGCCGAGTTCGTAGACCTAGGAGAAGACGATAATGGGTTATAACAAACCAAAAAAACGCAGTACAAGTAAAAAACCAAAAAAAACTAGAAGATAGGTTAGGATAGCATTATGTATACAATATTAGATACCAACGTTTATAAATTACCTGACGGAAAAATTTGGAAAGGTGTTCCAGCAGATTTACCATCATCTCAAGCTGATTTGATTGCTAAAGCTGGTAAAGAGTATCCAACTGAATGGCTTAAAGAGCAAGGTGCTCTTGATAAACCTAAAAAAGCAGCTCCTGCTAAAAAAGTAGAAGCTGAAAAGGTTGAAGAAAAAGCTGAAGTTAAAGCTCAAAAACCTGCTGAAAATAAAGCCGTCAAAGCTAAAGTAGAAGACAAGTAACTCAGGAGGTCTAACTTATGGCTTTCTGTACAGCTGCAGATGCAGAAGCATTTGCTCTTATAGACTTTTCATCAGATTTAGAAAATCATCTAACTAATGAATTAATTCCTTTAGTCGAAGATGCTATTAGAGAATATGTAGGTTATACAGTAGATTATGGAACTTACACTGATACATTTTCAGGAAATCAGACCAGAGAATATTTCTTAGACGAAAGACCTGTAAACTCTGTTACTTCAGTAGTAGAAGACGGAACAACACTTACTTACGGCAATCAAGAAGATTTCTTATGGTATTCAAACGGAAGAATAAGAAGAATAGGTTCTCGTTGGTCTTTTGCTTATCCTGATAATGTCAGTGTTACATATACAGCTGGATATAACACAGGAGGTGGCGTAGGTCCTGCTCTACCTAATAACTTTAGAGTGGTAACTGCTAGAGCTTCAGCTAGATTATTAGAATCTGCATTAGTTTTATCTGCTCAACAAGAACCTGATGAAATTGTTGCACAAAAACCTTCAGCTAATCAAGTGTCTAACTTTATTGCTACAGACTCTGAATCTGTAGGAGACTATCAAATTAATTATGTAGGTAACTTAGCTATGAACTCTGTATCTGTTTTATCTGGTGCAGATTTAGCAATGTTAGGTAAATATAAGAAAACATTTTTTATTTAATACTATAATGTAGGTATTATGCCTGCAAGAAAAGCACCATCACCAGAAGAAGCTAAAAAATTATTTTTATCATACCCTAACAAAAAACTATCTTACTGGGCTGATGAATGGGGAATAACAATAGAAAGAGTACGTCAAATTAAACTTGAATCAGGTGTTGGTTCAAAGTTTGATATAAATTATGATGTCGCTAAACAAATAGCTAATAAGATAGCTAGTGGTGAATACACATTAACCCAAATGGAACTTTATGATGAGTTTCCTATAGGAAGAGAAGCTTTTATGACTTGGATTAGAAAGTCAGAAGATATAGAAAGCTTAGTTTTAAACGCACAAAAAATTGCTAAAAAAAATAAATTAAATCCTAATGATAAAGAGTGCAAGAAATGTAACTCTATTAAAAGTGTTGATAATTTTACAAAAAGTCAAAAATACATAGACGGTAGATTACCTTGGTGTGAAAGTTGCGTAAGTGAAAGTCTTGATAGGGAACGTGCTGAGGGAAAAGAAAAATCTACAAAAAAAATATGTTTACTTTGTAAAAAGCAAAAATCACTTAAATCATTTACTGCAAATAAAAACTATAGAGATGGGTTAGTTCCTTTTTGTAAGACATGTAAATCTAAATCTAGAAGAGCCAAGAGAGCAATATCTACCAAAATTACTGATACCATAAATTAAGAATCTAACTGTTAGAGTGTTCTTATGGTTGGAAAATTAAGCACAAGATTATTTACTGATAAAGTTAACATCCAAAGAATTAGCGATACTTCTATAGATGAAAGAGGACTTGAGAGTACAGACTGGTCAACAATAAGTACTAATGTAAAATGTCACATACAAAATTTAGGAAGTCAAGAAAACAGAGCTGGTAGAAATACAGTATTAACAAACTTTATAATTCAAATACCTAGTGATGTTGATGTAAAAGCAAGCGATAGATTACAAGATACTGTTAACACAGACGTATATTATGAAATAGATGGAGTCAGGAAATCTACTACTCCAACAAATAGAACGCTAGGACTGGTAATAACAGCACACGCATTTGAATAATGGCTTACAGATTAGGTAGCGCCACAAGACAGTTTTTTAAAACTGGTGGAATAACTCTCACAGATAAAAGTTCTAAATATGGGCCAGGTAAAATACCTTTATTTAAAAGCCTTAAAAATTTAAATCCTAGAGAAAGAGTATATGCGGTTGGTTATAACTTAACTACATTAGGTTCTTTTGGTTTAGATTTAGGTCAAATAGTAAGCGTTCCATATCTAATTGGTGAATATACAAACACTGCTCGTTCAGTTGTAAAAAACTTAAAACAACCAACAAATTTACTTGGTGGTCAGGTATTGAAAAGACAGAAATTATTAGGTGGTGCAAAATATGTTGGTAAGACTAAAGGTGCAATTTCTAGAGCATTAAGAACTGGTACTCCTGTAGATAGAGCTACAAATATTATATTAGGTAGAGAGTCAGCTGGCTTATTAAAAAACATTAGAGAGTTTGGTTCAGCTGGAGCTTTGATGGAAGTAGTTCAAACTGCTGATGCTAGAAAAATGGATGCTGAGATACTAAGACAAGCTCAACTACCAAGTAAGAATAATGTATTTCAGAAATGGCAAGTTTTAACATTTACAGAAGCTTTTAAAGGAGCTCCTGACCCATTTAGAGATAATCCTATGCGTAAAGCTGAAAAAATAAGGAGTAAGACAGTCAAAACTAAAGGTGACACTTTTGATGTAACTTCTCTTCAATTTAATCAAGATTTAAATGTAGGTATCAACGCTACTAGAGCTAATCAACTTATGTCAATAGCAGACGCTCAAAACTTTGGTGGGGCAGCCGGATTTCAAGGAGATATAGTTAATTCAATTTTAGATGCAGAATCTCTTGATTATTTTAAAGGTAAAAATAAATACGAAAAGCTATCTACTGAAAGAAGAATAAGAGCTATGGAACAAGCTGAATACAACTCTATTGGAAAAATTATGCGTAGCAACAGTACTCAAACTAGAGATTACGAAGATAGAGAAACTTTAAAAGAAGGTTACACGCATCTTAATACTGCTAGAAATGAAAGAGGAGAAAAGGTTCAAGATATTGTTTACGACCCTGAAAACCAAAGAATGAGTACCCTTAAACAAAGAGATTTACAAAACAAATTAAATGCAGAATTTTTACGTTCGTGGCATAACGATATTGGTGCTGGCGGTGCTGTTGATTTTGATGTATTATCATCATTTGAATTAGGACCTGACATTTTAAATGAAATGAAAAATGTAGCAGCTGCTTTTAACTTTCCATTTCCAAAATTAGATAAAATGAGTGCCGCTGGAATGACAGACTTACTTACACAAATGGTAACTACAGTTAGTTCATTTGAAGTAAAACAAGGATTTTTTGTAGGTGCTGGTATGCAAGCTTCATCTTTACAAAATTTAGTTGATGCACTTAGGAAAAATGGATATACCACTTTAGCTAAGGTTATAAAATCACAAGCTGGTTTTACAAAAAAAAGTAATCCTGGATTAGATATTCTTCCTTTTAACTTAAACAAAGGATTCTTAAAAGGAAGAAACAACATTATTAATAATTTGCAAGGTGCTATGAATCAAGGTGTCTTATATAGTTTAGTTTCTGGTAAGAATCCTGGTGATGTTGATTTAGGATATAGGTTCCAGCCAACAGGAGATATATTCAGCAACACAAAAATGATGAGAGAGTATTTAGGAAGAAAAGGAAGTACTAAATACTCTTTAGGTAAAATACAATTTCTTGATTCTGATACTGGTCCTCCTGTAGTTAAAAGCTATAGAGGTGTAACTGGAGACCACATGACTTTACCTAAAACAAAAAAATATTTTAACAAATTGGGTGTGGGAGATGTCACTGGTGGTGGTTCTGGTTTTCATTCGACTGTAAAAGAACCTAATAGAGATAGGTATTTTTCATATGAAGACTTTTTATCTGGAAATGTAAAAGGTATGTCTGTTGAATTAGCTCCTAATGGTAAATTTAAAAAATTACATTTGACCGGTAGTGTTCATAGACAATTTAAAAAAACAGGAAAAGTTTATGGAAAACCCGAACAATGGTGGATGAATAAATTAACAAGAATGCACAGCGAATTTGCAAACAATTTAAAGCTAATAGGTATGGGTAGTATTTTAAATGAATTAACAGGAGCAACAGTAAGTACAGATAAAGGTAGTCTTACTAGAAAAATTGAAAAAGCTATGTTAGATAATGGTAAAAGGTCTAACCTTATTGAAAATATGACAGGTACAACATATGGAGGTTCAGTATTTCATGAAGGCAAAACTAGCTTTCAGGGAAAATCTACTGCTTTAAAAAATAGTCACAACTATGTACCAACTAGAGGGCAAATCAGAAAATCTATACATATGCATGATATGGATAGATTCGGTAGAAATGAAAATGACGGAACTCCATACTTGTTTAGATTTTCAGTTTCTGCTGGTGGTAGTAATAAAAACTCTAAAACAGCTGACGCTATTAGAGATATAGCTCAGATAGAATATGGCGGATTTGCTCACGATAAAAACATGCAAATAGAAAAAAGAACTGATGGTATGTTTTTCTTACCTTCTCACTTTATGGGTATAGCAGGTACTAAATCAGCTGCATACTTAGGAATATGGGACAAAGGAACAGAGTTTAGAAGCAATGTCGACGGTATGGATTTTGCAGCAAAAATTTCTGGTTCAGGAGCTATAAGTCCTTTGGATTTAAAAGGTGATGGTCCCAATAGAAGTAGAACTAGATTTGACGTAAAACAAATTAAAGAAGATATGAGACAGGGTAAAAATCGTTTAGCAAAATTAGAAAAAGATTTAACACAAGTATTTAAAGATGGTGCTAGAACCAACTCTAGTTTTAATAGTGCAGAGGCAAGAATTGCTTCACAGAAATCTTTAGCCTTATTTAGAAATACTGGTCAATTTGGAAATATGAGTGGTGGAGATTTGTTTACTTCTATGGATGATGTTACTAGAGGAAACTTAGGAATTACTGGTGATAAAGTAGCTTCAAACTTTACAATGAACTCAGCAAATTTAGGTTATTACAGTGCTGGTAGCAGAAAGTATATTGGTAAATTATCTGACCCATTAGGAGATAGGAATTCTATACATGGAATAACTCACTCTTATGGAACTGGTAATAATAATGTTGGAAGATTGTATACAACTAAATATAGAAACTTAGCAACAGGTATGGATGTATATGGAGAAATGCCTGTAGTACCTTTATTAAACAATCAATTAAACAAACTTCAAAACATATTTACTGAGTTAGCTCATGACACTGTAGAAGTAAATAGATACGGTGGTGGTACTAAAAGATTTAATACAGCTAAAAATAGCGTTAATTGGAATGCATTTTCTGAATTTACAGGATTAAGTCCAGGTCAACTTAGACATATGGTACAGCAGTCAAGAACAGCTGGACAAGTTGACACTGGTTTTGATTACAGATTAGATTGGGAATTAAATCCAAGTGAAGACCCGGTCATAAGAAAAATTATAGATGGTGACGTTGAAGGAGTAGCTGAAGTTTTTGGTTTAAAGAATATTGATGGTCCTATGCATACTCTTGGAGGTAAAAAGATACCTTTGAATAGTCCTGCACATCCAACAAATATGTTTAAAAAAGCTTTCTTAAATGATGCGGGTGTAGCAAGAGAAATACAAGTTTATACATATCAAGCTTACCAATCAGAACTAGCTGGAATAATATCCTCATTAAAAGGAACAGCAAAAGGTGAAATGTTGGAAAGACAAATAAGACAATATGCTAGAGAAAACGCTGAAGTATTTATGAGGAGTCTGAATAAAGCAATCTTAAACCATTTAGGTCTTTCTGAAACAGGAAGTGAACTACCATTTAGAGCATTTTTAAGACAAGTAGCATTAACTGTTAAATATTGTAAATTAAATGCAACTAAAAATGCAAGTTCAATAAGAAACAGAATGGGTGAAACTAAGTTATTAACTGAAGAAATTGCAGATGTTTTTTACCAATCTGATGGAAAATTAGATTTAGATTTAATTAACTCTTCTAATGTTCAACTTATACCTGACGAAGATGGTATTAAATTGGTAGCTAAAGATGCATCAAATAATGTAGTTAAAGTGTTAGCTAATGAAGGAGACTTTAGCGCTAAAGAAGCTGCCTTAATGGAATTCTATAGTGAAGAGTGGAGAAACAAAAGTAACTTTGCTGCAGACCCAAAATATGGTATTCACGGAAATAAAGCTTTCAGAGATTTAGGAATGGACCCTGCTGATTTAACATTTGACAATATTTATAGTCAGGCAGGTTTAGATGCTCAAATTCAAGCATTGGTTAATAATGCACATCCAGGTGATAGAGGTAATAAAGAAAAAATATTATCTATAAAAAGAATGCTAGCAGATTCAAATAACAATAATTTTGAAAGCGGACCTGAGTTAAAAGGTAAATTTAAAAATGGAATTGAAGTTGGTGTTGACCAGGGTTTAGAAAAAGTAGTTGTTGATGCATTAAGAGACCCTTTCCCTTCAAGTGAATCAGTAATGAGAGGGATGGGTCCAATATACAATAGAGGTAAAACCTTTACACATGTACTTAGACTAGCAAAATACGGAGTAGCTAGCCATAGAGAAGTAGCACAAGAGTATTTTAAAAGTTTAAGAAAAACAGCTAGAACAGTAAGCGATGAAACTGTTTACAGTGATTTACTTGCTTTATCTGCCGCAAGAGGACAATCATCTGCAGTAATGGGTAGAACAAACGAATTGGCTAAATTTGTGGAGCAAATGTGGTACGCTTCTGTTCCAACAGGGGGACAAAGTGGAGGTAAAGCTGTGAGAGTAACTAATTTTTTAGCTAGTAGAAAAGTAGAAGATGCAAATAAATTTAGAGAACTCCCACCTGAATATCATAAATTAGTTAGAGCTTTACATATGTTAGGTTTTAACTTTAAAAATTTTATTGAAACAAATCATGGTGCAATACCAACTTTGAGCACAAATGACTTTAATGAAATAGCAAAACTGTTAAAAATGCATGCTACATCACCTGCAAGGTCTGAAGAATATCTTTCTAGAGCTCTTGCTGGAAGGTTCTGGAATCAAGGACCAAACCCAATAGAATATAGTCCATGGCCTCGTGGTTAAATAACAAAACAATAGTTATTTATATATATAATTAGTACATGCCAACTACAGGACAACCCGTACCACCAGACGCTGAAATTATATTCAGAAAATTTTTAACAACCAAAACTGGTATTACAGACTTGGTAGACAATAGAATAGCAACAAGATTACCAAGAGATGCTGAATTACCATTCCTAGTATTTATTAGAGCAGGTGGTATTTTAGTAAGACCTACTTCACAAGTACATATACAATCTGCAATATTTCCAATTATTGCTTATGCAGGACAATGGGGTGGAGATGATACTAAAGCAAACCCTGATTATGGTGGAGCAATGCAATTGGCAAACGCTGTAATACAAGAATGTTTCAATATGGAAAACGAATATATTACTACAGATGATTCAAGTACTAGAGCTAAAATATACGGAATAGACATTCTTCAAATGCCAACAAGAATAGATGAAGTTTCTACTGGTTTAGGTAGATATGACTTTTCAGTTGGTATGACTTATAGAGCAGTTTAATTTTTATAAATACCACATATTTCTAAACAATCATATACCATTTAAGTATTATGTTTGCTAAAAAAACAATGAAGATAAAAGTCAGTCCCTTGTTTACAAAGGCTGATGTTGTGCGTGATACCGTAACAGGTATTAAATTCACTAGCAAAGAATGGGTAGAGGTTGATGTCAAAGATGGAGAAAGATTGTTAAAAAATAACATGAACATCTTTATCGTTGATGAGGATTCAGTGGAAGACAATGAAGCTGATTCCAACATTGGATACGACACTGTAGATTCCTCAAATGAGGATATCTTCGAAGATATACTAGAAGAAGAATAGCAGGAGAAGTTAAATGGCAACTTATACTAATGGTACGATTAACGAAGTATTAATCGGTACTGGTGTACTTTATGTCGGAGATAGAGCTAACGTAGCTTTCCCAGCTGATGACGGAGCAGGTGCTTTTCAAACACCAGCTGTAGCATCAGCAAACTGGAGAGACATCGGATATTCCGAAGATGGTTGGACTCTTGAAATGGACAGAACTTTTGAAGACATTTTAGTCGCAGAAGAAGTAGACCCAATTAAGACAATTAAAACTGCTCAGGAAGCAAGGTTAATGGGTGAGCTATCACAGGCATCACTTAAAAACTTGTCAATAGCTATGGGACAACTCGACACTTATGTCGACGAGGACAGTACTTTATTTACAACAGATTATGATGTAATAAAAGCCCCAATTACTGACTCATTCAGCGAATTAGCTGGATTGTTAATACTTGAGGGTCCAGCAGGTGCTGATAGGCAAATACATATGCCTAGAATGGTATCAGTTGGAGCTTTCTCAATGTCACACGCTAAAGCACCACAAAAAGTGGTTATAGCAACTGAGTTTAAGTTGTTAGTCCCTGATGATACATTAAATGTTGGAGCTACAGGTGGTAAAAAACACCTCTTCATCATTGTTGATAACACAGGCGACTCAACAGAATTTGATGTCAACTAATAGTTGATATAAGTATTAATTTACATATAGGAGATAAAGGTCGGTATGGACGACAAAAAATTTAAAGACTTTGATGCAGCTTTATCTGAAGCTGACAATGAAAAAGTTAAATTCGTAATAGCAGGAAAACAATATGAACTTCCTGGTCAGCTACCAGCAAGAGTAGTTCTTACCCAAATGAAATTAATGGATTCTAATGGTGGTATGGAAGCTAACAATCTACCATTATGGTTAGAATCATTAGTTGGTAAAGATAATCTAGAGGAAATGTTAGACGCAGGTGCTACATGGCCTCAATTAGATGAACTACTTCAATTCCTACTTGAAGCATACAATATTTCTGATGAAGAAAGTGCTGAGGTAGATGCGGAAGGTGAAGCTGACCCAAAAGCATAACATTTAGCTTACACGAAATACTAGAACGTTGGTCTAGTATAGAAGCTGACTTCCTTCGCTGGTACAAAATAGATAATCCATTAAATATATCATGGAGAAGATTTATGGTATTAATTGGTGGGTTGCCATTTGACAAATCATTATTTTTGTCACCTTATTATTCTGCATTCTTGGATTCTGATAATGATGAAACAGAAAGTGCACCTAATAATATAAGAAATACTAAACAAGAATACGACCGGAAAGCCAACAGAACTGGAAGGATGCGTAGTAGGATATCATTAGACGATTTTATTGCCCAGTCGGATGGGCTAGGTAGTAGAACAACCCTTAATGACATTTCTAAAGACGAGTAATATATGGCATCAATAGACGCATTTAAAGTACGTGCAGTAATCGAAGCTGGTTACGATAAAGCTTCTCTAAGAAAAGCAAATAGTGAGATAGCTCAATCATTCAATGGAATGAAAACCAAGCTAGCAAAAGTTAATGCTATTGCTGCTAGTGCTCAAACTAACTTTATGATGGTTGGTGCTACTATTGCTGCATCATTTGCAGCTGGTGTTGGTGCCGCAGCTAGCTTTGAAGAACAATTTGTTAGAGTAAAGAAAACATTAGATATAGCTGGTGACTCAAAACAAGTAGAAAAATCTTTAGATTCCATATCTAAAAAATTAAGAGATTTAACTAAACTTTCTCCAGCAACCACAGATACAGTAACAGAGATTGCTGCAATTGGTGGACAGTTAGGTGTAGCTGCTAAAGATATTGTTAGCTTCACAGATACAATACAAAAACTTACAATAGCAACAAACCTATCCGCAGAAAATGCAGCTATGGCTATGTCAAGACTTCAAGAAATAACTGGCACAGCAACTTCAGAACTAGATAACTTAGGTTCGTCACTTGTTGCATTAGGTAACAACTTTGCTGCTCAAGAATCTGAAATAGTTACAGCAGCATTACAAATTGCAACTTCTACAGCTCAGATACAAGGTGAAATGAATAATGCAGCAGTTGACGCTTTAGCATTTTCAACTGCACTTAAAGCTATAGGTCAGCCGTCACAAGCAGGTGCTACAGCAATTGTAAGATTAATGTCTGAAATGTCTGAAGCAATTGCTCAGGGTGGAGACAATCTTGAAATGTTTGCTAAAGTTGCAAGAATGTCTGTTCCTGCATTTGAACAGTTATTTAAATTAGATTCATCACAAGCAGTAGCAGCATTTATAAAAGGATTAGAAGATACTTCTAGCGTAGGTCTTACAAACATATCTGTACTACAAAAAATGGGATTGGGTCAGGTAAGAACACAAAAAGCAATACTAGCTTTAGCAAAAGCAAACGATACTTTATATGATGCATTAAATACTGCTAATGAAGCATACTTAGAAAACAATGCATTAACAGAAGAAGCTGAGAGAAGATATGAAACATTATTCTCTGAACTACAAAGAGGAAAAAATTTAGTAAAAGCAGAATTTATAGATTTTGGGCTAGATAATTTAGATGGTGCTAAAAACATTGTAAAAGATTTAAACAACTTTTTATTCGCAACAACAAAAGCTGCAACTACATTATTTGCTAAATTTTCTGGAGGATTAGGTGTTCTTGGAGTAGCTTATTCTATATTAAGAGGAGTAAAAATATCATTAACTTCTTCTGCTACAGAAGGTGGAATACTTGCTGCTAGCTTGGAAAGAGCTCAAGGTGCTGCAGCCTTATTGAAATCATCTTTAGGTGAAGTCGCTTCATTAACAGCTGTTAGTGCTGAAGGTGCCAGCGTAGCTGCATATGCTACAAAAACAAGAATGTTCAAAGGAGACATAGGATTACCATTTAATACACTAGGTCCATCTGGATTGATGGAAAGGTTAATGCCTGGAAAGTACCAGATGCGTTTAATGGAGACACTAGCAAATCCTGCTGTAACTTCATTAATTTATGGTGGAAATATTCCTAAAGAATTATATGGTCTTTCTAACTATGCAGCAAAAGTACAAGAAATACAAAACCAACTTGTAAGTCCTGGTCTGAGAAATAACGCTACTGCTGATGCATTTGGGATAGGAGCTTATGCAAAAGCAACTGCTGAACAATTAGCTTTACAAGAATTATCAGTATCTAATGACCCATTTATGACACTTGGAGAAGAAAAAATGCGTGGAGGATTTAGAAGATTTGCTCCTACCAAAATGGGTAAACTTAAACTTCAATTACTAAAAGGACAAAGCGCTGCAATATTAAAATTAAGAAAAGTCCAATCAAAATTGTCTATCGATGAAAAATCTTTTGCAGAAAGAATAAATGTTACTAATCAACAATTTTTAAGAAGAAAAACATTATTAAATGATTTAAATGCATTCATGGGTGCTGCTAGAGGTAAGGGTAAGGGATTTAATCAAGTACTAGACAAACAAATAGAAGCTCTATACGGAGACCAGTTAGATTTTGGTAATATGGGAAGACTTGATAGAGCTAGATTAAGAAAATCTGCATTACAGGGACAAAGTAAAGCATTCAATGATGTAGTAGCTTCGTTACAAGAGAAAGTTAAAAATACTGGAGAAGCAACTGCATCAGAACTTCAATTCTTAGAAGCTGTTGACAAAGGTAGAGCAGGCTTGGGTAGGTTTACAAATGCTGTTATGGGAACTGTTAAAGCTCTTGGTAAGATGCTTATATACACAGTAGCAATACAAGGTATATTCAAATTAGTTGGAAAGTTTGGTGCAGCTGCTAGAGGTGTTGAAGAATATTCAGCTGCTTTATCAGAAGCATCAGAAAAACTAAATGAACTTTACATGAATCAATTAAAACTTGACCAGTTACAATCTGGTGGAGTATTAGATGAAATAACAGATAAAGCAGTATTAGAAAATGCGCTCAAAAAAATAGAACAACTTGAAGCTGCTAATCAAAAAGCTAGAAGAGAACTAGCAGCAGAGTTAGGTCAATCGTTTGTAGAAAACATAATTATCGCAAGAGCAGGTAGAGAAAGTAAAAATCAAGGTGGTTACTTAGAATCATTAATTAAACAAGAAGCTATAGCTTTCAAAAAATCTGAAGCAGATATCAGACAAGACATTGGTACTGCTGTAGGAAATGTAATACTTAATGCAGTAGACCCAGAAAATCTAAAAAGAACAGGAGGAAAGCTTCCTACTATACAAGAACTTATGGATAGTTTATTGTTTAGCGATACCACAATAGATGCAAGTGGATATAAAGATATATACATACCATCAGATTTATTTAGTGGAGTTTCATCAGGAATGCTTATAGCTTTACAAGAGTCTTCTGATAAAAGAATAGGCTCTAAAGAAATATTCGCAATGACAGGATTAGATAATCTTAATGACCCAAATGTTTTAGGAGAGCTTTCAAATGACTTAATGAATTGGGGTAAAAAACTTGGATTAGGAGATGAAGGTATTCTTAAATACATTATGGGCGATTTAAAACAATTTGATTTTACTCCGGGTCAAAGTGCTATGGAACAGCTCAAAAATATGTTTAATACATTTAGAGATATCTTCGGTGAAGAATACACAGACCAAGATGTAGCACAATTTGTTTTTGATATAGCAAAAGCAATATCAACAGCTGAAGGTATTGTTGGTACAAGTTTAGAAAATATTGAAGCTAACTTTAAAAATACATTAGGACCAGGTTCTGGTCTTGGTAGAGAAATTAAGAAATTCTTAGTAGCTAGATTAGAAGATTTCAGAGATACTGGAATTGTTACAGAAGAAGAAATTAAAAGGGCAGGAAATAACTACCAAAGAATTGTTGAATTATATACAAAAACTTATGACAAGTTTACTAAAGATAACAAGCTAGCTTCTGATGAACTAAAGAAAGAATTGGGAATTACTGAGAATGCTGCTATACAACTTGCAGCAAGATTAGACAAAGCATTTACAGACGCGAGAAAATCATTAGTTAATTTGACAGCTCCATTACCTGATGATGCATTTCAAGACATGACTGCTTTAGATGTGTTACTAAACACAATTAAAAAAAGTGCAGCACAAGCTAAGTTTGAAAAAACATTAACTGCATTGGGAGCTTTTGGTAAACCAGTATTAGCTGCTGAACTTGCAAAAGTTGGTGTAGGTGGATTAGATATGGCACAAACATATTTATCAAATCCAGCACTTGCTTCTGCACAGGAAATGTATTTAAGAGGTCTTGGTGGTAGCGATTATGTTTCTGAAATAGTTCCTGAAGAAGCAGAAGATGCCGAAAAAGAAAGACTCGAAGAAATGGGATACTTTATGGGTGAAGCTTCTGTTATGGGTATTGTCAAAGGTATAGAAGAAAACTCTGAAGAAATAACAGATATGTTCGTAGAAGTATTAGACAACGCTTTTAACAATGTATTTACATTGTATGGAATATTCTCTCCTTCAAGATTTACTGCAAAGCACATTGGTGAACCATTAATAGATGGTGTAATAGTAGGTATAGAAAATGGTAAGTTAAAACTTAAAGATACTTTTGCAGCAGTTATTAATGATTCTGTAGCTGACTTCGAACTACCAGACATGAAAGGTAGTTATAAAGGAACAAATGTATCTTATGAAGAATTAGCAGGAAAAATATCAGGAAATAGTCAATATCTAACTAACGACTTTTTAACACAAGGTTTCTTATCAAGTTTAGGAACGACTATGATGCAAAACTTAGATATGTTTGCAGAAAAGTTAGCTAAATCCTATCAACAAGCAAACTCTAGAATGCAAGAGGCTTTTGCAATAATCACACAAGTTACAAGAGCAGAAAGAGCTCAAACAGACCAAGCTAGAGCATTAGTTAAAGCAAAACAAGATTATGCTGCTGTATTACGTAGAGAAGCTTCTTTATCTGAAAGATTAGAAAAGCAAAAAGAAAAACTTATGAAGTTAGAAGTTACTGGAATGGCTGGTAACATCACAGTCCAAGAACGTATTGGTCTTTTACAGAGAGAACTAGATTTAACAGAAAGAAAGCGTAGATTAGATAAAGACTACACAGCTAGAGAACAATTAGATATTCAAGCTAAAGAAAAAGAAGTTGCTGAACTTGGAAGAATGTTTAATTTAGGAATAGTTAGTGCTTTAGAGGTAGACGCTGCTAGAGATGAACTTCGTGAAATGAAAGGGGAGTTTAAATCAGAAACAGAAAAAGAATTATTTTTACTTGAATACTCTAATGCTTTAGAACAAAAAGCAGAATATGAAAAAGAAATATTAGAAATATCTCCAGAGCTAGTAGCTGCTAGAGATGCATATATACAATTATTAGATGAGCAAAAACTTATATCATTAGATGTACAAGCAGGTGCTAATGGAATTGCAGAAGCTGAAGAAAGAGTTGCTGAAGGTGTTTTATCTGTTGATGCAGCTTATGCAAACTTTAAAGAAAATGCTCCTGAATATGTTGACGAAATAGGTGCTCTTGAAGGTGCATTTGGTTCTGTAAACACAAGAGTTGAAACATTATTTGGATTAATCAATAATTTAACAAAAGAAGGAACATTTGATTTTAGTTCTTTGAAAACACAAATTAGTGATGTAACACAGGACCTTGCAGACTTACTATTTGCAAGAGAAATGGATGAATTGTTAGATGCAGGTGGTGTATCAGGTTTTAGAAACGTGTATCAAACAGCAATGCAAGCAGCTCTTACTGGTTCAGGTATGGAAGGTAGAGGTTTTTCTCAATTAATGAGAATGGGTCTAACAAATTTAGACGCTTACCCAATATTAATGGAAGCTTACAATGCACTAGGTGGTAGTGATGGTAATGAAGTTAGCGACTTATCTAACATTGATAAGTATTCTAAGTTTTTTAAAGATTCG